CTGCTGATCGTCACTTTGACTGGACGTTGAATTGTTGCCGTCGACTTCTTCGGATTGATCGCTTTCGGTCTGAGCGGATGAGGTGGTGCGTTTTGCCTCGGCTTCGTCACCAGAATCGGCTTCGTCGGCCTTGTCGTCGGATGAATCGGCTTCGTCACCAGAATCGGCTTCGTCATCAGAATCGGCTTCGGAAGGCTGATCGGCCGTAGGATGCTGAGGAGCATCGGCATCCGGCTTACTGGAAGGTGTCGGCTGCTTGGATTGTTGAGATTGCTTGCCGACGAGTTCGGCCAGTTCCTTGCAGACGGACAGGACGTCGTCAAAAGTCTGAGCGGCCATTGCCTTGTCGTAAATCACCAACTCCGAAGCCGTCAGAGGAACCTGAACGGCGCCGCGAGTCTTGGCATGGATGTTGAGGCGATCGGCCACGTTGAGGGACGCCAGATCTTTGCCTTTGATGCCAAAGAAGTCATCGGCCACGAACTGAGCGTATGCGGCACGAAAGGTGGAAGACAAGCCAGGATATGTGTCTTGAATCATTCGCTCGATGCGAATGTCCTCGACGATGTTGCAGATCGAGAACGGAACGCCGGGAAGGGCATCATGAAAGCGAGTGTGACCATTGGCCGGCGTATAGAGAGCATGGCCGACTTCGTGGCCACAAAGCAAATCATATACGTTCTTGCCTTTATTCTGCCAGAGGGGAAGGCCAAGCACACGATGCTTGACATCGAAATATGCCGTCGTGTAGTTGCCGTGCTGAATCCGGACGTTTTCCTTGGCCAGCAGCTTGGCGAGCATGCCTTGCTGTTCCAGATTTACGGCTTGATGTTGTTCGATCATGTATACATTCTACAGCAGAATGCCGGAATGTAAACAAAAAAGTGCTAAAATATCTCGTTGCAAATCAGCTACTTGCACACGGACCGTCACTTGAGCTGAGAAAACAGCCCATTCTTCTCAAATTCGAGCTTTCCAACCATTCGATCGGCCATCGCATCCGGTTTATGAGTGATGACGAAAACGTTGGTGGCCGTCATCGTATTCAGGATCTTCAGAAGGCAATCCACACCATCGGAGTCCAGAGATGAATCGAAAGTCTCATCGAGGATCAGCAGATTGGTCGAATTGTGATTCTTGAGCTTGGCGATCTGACGCCACGTGAAAAGAATCGCCAAATTGATTCGGGACTTTTCTCCTTCCGAGAATGAAGCATACGAGAAGTCGTCTCGATGCCGAGAGCGAATCGTTTCCTCAAACGATTCATTGAGAGTGAACGAAACAAAGAAGTCGAGGATCTGCAGGTACTGATTGATGCACTTGTTCATCAGAGGCACGTATTGCTTAATGACTTTGGTCTTGATTCCGGTGTCACGGAGCATCTCCTGCGCAACGTCTTGATACGTCCTCTCTTCATTCAGATCTCCCTTTCGAACGATCAGAGCTTCCCGTTCCGAGCGAGAAGCCTCAAGCTCCTGAACGATCGGCGTCGTATCGGCCTTAATTGCCGATGATTTGATTTTGTTTCGAAGATCCTCGAGACGGCGTTCGAGTCCGCGAAGTGAAGCCAGTGTCGTCATCGAGGCGATGTGAACCTTTTTGAGACGCGACCATTCTTCCTGAGTGGTCGTCAGAATCAGATGATGATTCTCACGATGCTCGTCAAGGTGCTTCAGGCCATCGATCAGTTCCTGCAGTTTCTTCTTTCCAGCCTGAAGCTTCTCTTGACGAAACTCCTCGGCGATGTACTGATCACAGGTCTGGCAGTGACGATTCTTCTCGTAGTAGTCGACTTCCTTTTGCTGACGATCTCGATTGTTGGAGATCTGAGAGCGAAAGCCGTCAAAGCGGCTCATCTTGATTCGAGCATTCTCGAGTTCTTCGTCGACTCGCTTCTGATTAGCCTCATATTCATCATCGAGTTTTTTTAGTTCGGCCTTCTTCTCATTGATCTGAGATTCCAGTGTCTGGCATTCGGATGCAAGCTCGAGCTTACTCTGAGCGTTCAGATCGTGGAGTTCATGAAGGTGCTTCTCCTGAAGCTTGATTCGCTCATTGATCATCGTGATCTTCTCGGTCACGTCACGAATCTCTTCCTTCAATTTGGCCATTCGTTCCTTCAGGCCGTCGTTCATCTGCGAGAAGATCGCAATGTCCAAAAGATCCTCGATCATATCTCGACGATCCCAGATCGGCATCTGCATGAACGGAACAAAGTTGCCAGCACCAAGGACAACGATCTGATCAAATGAACGTTTGTTCATCTTCAGAATGTTGTTCTCGAGAAGTTTCTGATAGTCGCGAGAGTGTGACTCCTGATTCAACATCTGACCATTCTTCCAGATCTCGAAGATCGAGGGCTTGTATCCACGAATGACACGATAGGTATCGGATCCGATCGAAAACTCAATCTGAACCTCGCAGTTCTTTCCATTCACGGAGTTGATCAGCTGTGGATTCTTGATGTCGCGATGTGGCTTGCCAAACAGAGCGAAAGACAAAGCATCGATCATCGTCGACTTTCCAGCACCGTTGGTTCCCACGACCAGAGTCGTTGAATGTCGATTCAGCTGAATTCGAACCGGATTGTCTCCAGACGAAAGGAAGTTCTTGTACTGTAGTGATTGAAACGTGATGGCCATGATCTATTGAGTTTCTCCGGACTGTGCCTCAACGTAGAGCTCGCGAATCATGGACTTCAGGTGTTCCTTGTCCAGATCGGTCTCCACGGAATCTATGTAGGTGTTCAGGAGCTTGGATGTATCCTCCAAGTCAATCGCATCATCTTCGACCTGAGTTCCAGCAAACTCATCGAAGGATTCAACGATCTTGGGTTGCTCCAGTGGTCCCATGTCCTGAATTCGCTGAATGAACTTCTCGAACTGTTTGATGTTGGATCGCTTGACGACCACGACCTTGACGAACTTGTCACGAACCATTTCCGTGTCCAGTGTTTCATTTGGATCAGACTTCGAGTCATCATAGATCAATCGACTGTACAAAGTCAGAGGATTTCTGATCTGTGAAAGCTCGCGAGTGGCCGTGTCGAGGACATGAAAATACTTAGGATCATTGCAGTCGGCCCAGGTTTGTTCCACCTGTGTACCCAAGTAGTAGATGTTGCCACGAGTCGACTTGGTGTGATAGTGACCAGAGAGGACCATCTCAAATCGCTTAAAAAGATCCGGATTCATGCCATGTGAGGCACCAGATTGACCTTTGGCCATCTCGAATCCAGCAAGCTCCAGATGTGACATTAGAATCGGAGCCGTGCACTTGGAAAGGAATTCGAGAAACTCATCACAATTGGATTCGGAGATCCATGGAAGGAAAGCAATGGGAAGGCCGTCAAATTCTTGAATTGTCGGCTTCTCGATGATCTTCACGTTCTCGATGTAATAGCCAAACATCTCACGAAGGGAGGATACGGCATTCGAGTTCTTGTAGTAAACATCATGATTGCCTGGAATGATCGTCATCGTCATTCCTCGCTCGGTCAATGGTTCAAGAAAACTCTTACGTGCATTATGCAAAGCCCGTATATTGATGCCACGGCGATTGTCGAAGTAGTCACCCAGATGAATCACGTGCTTGATTCCATGCCGATCACAGAATGGAAAGAATACTTTCGAAAAGAATTGATTCAGATGATCCATGTACGGCTCAGAGCCGTTACGCAGATCGACGTGAGTGTCATTGATGATGGCGATTCGCATGATCTCAAACTTAATGTTTTGCAAGAAACATTTCGAGGGAGGACTTATCTTTCACGGCTTTCTTCTTGGCATTCTTCACCTTCTTGCTAAAGTCCTTGATTACCTTGTCACGAACATGTATCTGTTCGGCTCTATTGCGAATCCTTTCCACGATGCCTTCGCCGACCGCAGGACTTCCAGAGTCTCCATCACCCCAGTCGGCAAAGTTCTCGATTCCTGCATGTTCCATGTAGAGAGCCTTGATGTCCTGAACTCGCTTCTCCTTCTGAATGCGACGAATGAAAGCAAAGTAGCAGATCTGTGTGAAGTAGGCAAAAGCGTTGGGTAAGCCGGTACGAGTTCCGATGCTGACGTCGAAGTTGTTGATCGCACGAATACAGTTCTCGACCGCGTCCATGACCATGTCTTCACGGTACGTGTATCGAATGAAATTGGGTTTATGTGAGAGCCCCTCGGAGATCTTCAGTAAGCACGATCCGATGTATTCCGTGATCGTAGGTTCTGGCTTACCGGCCTTCTTGGCTTTTGTGACCGACACGACGTAATCGACCACGGCCTTGGAAAACTCCGCGTTGTTGACGTAATGTGGTTTCTCTGAAGGCTTAAGCTTTCGAGGTGCGATATCGTTCATGTGAGATAATGTATCATACCACTTTCATAAGTACACAAAACTTTTACAATCAGCCATTGTAACTTAGAGTGACTCCGTCGTAACTATGTTGTGTACACACCAGTGTGGTACATGTACAATTGATCCAGACCTCAGCAGCAGTCAGGGAATAGTCAAGGCAAGCTGGAACAGACTAAGGCTTCAGTTGAGATCAAATCTCTTCTGCTTGTTTAACTGATGCTTGAGCGAGGGACTGAGCGAAGGCATCTGTTGATTATTCGTGGAAGAGGAATCCTTGATGGCCTCCTGAAGCTCAGAGGGACTCAGATACTTCTGCAGATGAGTAAGAAGAAAGTACCGTGAGTAAGCGAACTTCTGATCAAATGTAGAATCAGACTCCGCAATGATGGAATCCAGATTGACCTTAATCTGAGTTTGACTTCCAGGAATCCAGGGAACATACACGGTCTTCAGGCTCGATTCTACGACCATCTGACAGATCTGCAATGGTCTATGGAGTATCACGTACGACTCAACCGAGTCTCGATGATTCTCCTCGGCCAGAATGACGGATCCATCGATCATGCGATAGACCTGAACGTTCAGGGAATCGATGTACTGCTTAAGGTCCGCGGTCATGAAAGTATTTATGAGATCGGCACTTCATGCACCTCAAAGTCAAATTTCTCTTTCGTATAGATCTTGGCGCGCTCGATGCCGTGAGTCAGCGTGTAGTTCTTCTGGCCCTTTCTCGAGAGATCGTCGGCGATGTCGTATACGGTCGTTGAACGTTCATCCTTGGTCTTTCTGAGACCACGGCCGATCGACTGAAGGACTCGCACCTGTGACTTGGTCGGAGAAGCAAAGACGATGTTGTGTAAATTCTTGATGTTGATTCCGGTCGAGAATGTACCAAACGAGGCGATGATGACGGAGCCTTCCTCCTTCTCCACCAGGCCGCGGATCCGTTCACGCTCGTCGGCATCTACCTCTCCGGAGACAAAGTAGACTTTTCGCTTGGTGTCCTTCAGCTTCTTCTTGACGGCCTCGAAGAGAGGTTCTCCATGCTTCTCGACAAATTGATACAGAATCAGACTATTGCCCTTGAGATCCGCAACCAGGTTCGTGATGAAGCGATTGCGTGGCTCATATGACGTCAGAAAGTCGAGCTCGTCCTGATAATCGAGGGAATCGTGCTCCTTGCGAATTGCCTCGGGATACTTCAGCACGAGCATGTGAATCTTCAACTGAGCCAGAACATCCGCGTCGATGAGCTCATGTGTTGTCGTCACCTGATAGGTCGGACCGAAGCATCCTTCGAGCACCAGCTTATTGACCTTGGCATCCTCACCTCCCGGAAGCGTACCGGTCGTTCCGATGCGGAACCAAGCGTTCTTGAGCCAGCTCATGATCTTGGTCAGTGAAACGGCCTTGAACAGATGTGCCTCATCGCCAAAGACACCGCCGAACTGCTCGAACCACTTGGGCCCCATGGTAACGGCCGACTGCCAGGTCGTGATGATCACCGGAGCATCGGATTCTTT